GCCAGAGGTTTGTTTCCGAAAGAATGGAAAGCACAGAAAAAGAATGTCGATTCTGTAAGGGCTATCTGGGAAGACTATAAAGGTGGTAAACTAAGCCTAGAACAGGCGAGGCAGAAAGTATATGAAACAGCAGGCAATATTAGAGCAGCCCAATGGGAAACTGAGCGACCCAATTTTGGCATCAATGAGAAAGATGGGGTTCGAGCTAACGCAGGAGAACTATCTGCAGATAGCGTATCCCGAGGGGGTCAACTCGGAAGCCAAAGCGTCTCTTCCAGAGGAATTTCACGCCCTACCCAAGAAGTAGAAGGTGGAATCCTCAACCAAGTAGACTCCGCACAACTCGACCTCCCATTCGGGAAGCCCGATGTAATCCCCAACATGGCCCGCCCTACTCCGGCCAATACCAAAGATAGTATGCCCAAAGCCGAAGAGGCTTTTGAGGTTGCTATTGGTAAGCCTGGTAGCAAGTTTGAAAAAGGCGTAAGCACCGAAGCTGATATTCTCCAGATTGCAGAGATCCTTAATATATTCCCAAGGATATTTGATAATCGAGGAGACTACTTAGCGGCCTCTGGTAAATCTATTAATGACACAAGTCTTGGCAACTTCGCAGACATTGGTGACTCTCTAGGTGAAGCCCGAGTTCTAGCTGCCGGTGTCCGTAGTCCTTCGGATGGTAAACCAATCACTAACCTAGAATTCCTGATTACACTGATCCATGAGAACATCGGTCATGCACTTGAAAGCAGGTCACCAGGCAACGGTGAGACACAGTCTTACTCGATGCCCAACATGCACCCAAAGAGCAGTGGAAGACTAGGTGTTAACCAAAGAAGCCTCCGTGCAGAGATTGGGCAGATACTTACTAATGCCCTGGCAACACCAAATGATTTCAACAAGAAAACTTTGGAGAGAGCCAAGAAGATCCGTGCCGAAATCGAAGCTATCCAGGATCAAACTGAAGTCTTCTTTGAAGCTAACCCTGAACTTGGGACCTCGTTTCTAAGGGACTCTCCGATCAACTGGGAAAAGCAGTTTATCGCTGAGATGAAAGGCGAAGGGTTGTCTCCAGAAAGTACTGCTAATCTTTTGAAAATGAACCGTAAGATTTATCAAGAGTACTACTCCAAAGATACGGACTACACAAAGTACAAGCGTAACAATGCTGAGTTCTCAGTAGATCCGGTCATTCTCTATGTGATGAATCCGACACTAATGAAGAAGGTAGCCCCAGAAACAGCCAAGCTTATCCAGGGCCACTTTAACTCAAGCAAAATCCCAGTGTCGTTCCATGCTAATCCTATTGTAACTGTCCTAGCCATTATCATGGCTGGTGTTGCCCAGATGGAAGATGACGAAGAAGAAAAGAAAAACCCTGGTGCGTTAACACCTCAACCGGGAGCACTCACTGCCTAAAAGCATAAGGAGAGTTATGCAATGAAAGCTACAGTAATAGAAATCCTAGATGTCCTCGATGCAATCCAGTGTATAAAAAACAGTCAACTTCTCAGTCAAGACCAGCGCAGCGTTATGCTCACTGAGCTTTTGTCTGAGATGCCGTTGGAAATGTTCTGTCACCAATCATCTGGGAGCAGGACAATTGTTGCTGAACTGATAGAGAGCGAGATCAATGGAAGAAATCAAGCCCCGAAAGCAAAGAGCAAAAGCACCCCCAAAGCCGACACTGCACCCAAAAAAGGCTCCCAAAAAGAACTACTTCTCAACTCTAATGGAAACGCCCGAGGGAAGAGAGAAAAGGCGGCAGTGGTCAACCAAGGCTAGGAAAAACCCTGGTCGTCCCAAAGGGGTTCCTGATGGCTATCGAAAAGAAACTATTGAGCCAATGAGAGCGAAGGCTAAAAAAGACGCAAAAAGGATAACTGAGATCATGTCAGAAAAATTTAATATTGAAGATGAGTACCAAAAGGAAGCACTGCAAACTGCAGTCGAAGTAATGCGACTTGTGGGCGAGACCCGAGAACGATTGGCAGCAGCCCGTTTGGTCTTGGACTTCACAAAGTCAAAGCCAGCGTCCAAATCTGACGTTTCTATACACAAGGCCGAAGACTTCTTGGCTTCACTCTTGATCGAGGATGAGATAAGTGATGAACCAGAACAAGAAACTGAAAGCAATCCGGAAAAAACTACTCACTGACTTTAGCTTTTACTCAAAAGCAGCCTTAAAGATACGAACCAAGTCAGGCGACATATCCCCCCTAAAACTGAATACTGCCCAAGCCATTTTAGACAAAGCTGTAACTGCACAGGTAGCAGCAGAAGGTAAGGTCAGAGTAATCATTCTTAAAGCCAGACAACAGGGCCTGAGTACCTACACTGGTGGATACTTATACTTCAGTGTGAGCCAAAGGGCAGCCAGTAAGGCTATGGTAATTACCCACCATGCAGACTCTACCCGGGCGTTGTTTGATATGACCAAACGCTTTCATGAGCATTGCCCTGACATTCTTAAGCCCCACACTAAGTATTCCAGTAGACGGGAGATGAATTTTGACGTACTTGATAGTAGCTTTGTGGTTGCGACAGCGGGTGGTGAATCTATCGGTAGAGGCGAAACGCTTACTCATGTACACGCCTCAGAGTTGGCTTTCTGGCAAAAAAGTACTGCACTCGATAACTGGAATGGCCTCACACAGGCTGTACCTAATACGCCAGGCACTGCCATCTTTGTCGAGAGTACTGCAAACGGTATTACAGGCATTTTTCATGACCTGTGGGCTGGTGCAGTTGATGGTAGTAACGGTTTTGTGCCTGTCTTTATTCCTTGGTTTGCTGGTCCTGAGTACCGCGAACCAGTTACGCCTGAGTTTGAGCGATCTCCTGAAGAAGTTGCCCTAGCAGAAAAGTATGACTTAGATGATGAACAGTTGATGTTTCGGCGCAAGAAGATAGCGCAGAACGGTCTCGACCTGTTTAATCAGGAGTACCCCTCCTCCCCCGAATCCGCATTTAGAAACACGGGTCGCCCGGTGTTTAACCCAGAGCAGCTTGTGGGCTCATTGGCAGATACCCGCGACCTAGAGCAACGACTAGCCTGGGAAGACGGTGAGTGGCGTGACAATGCCAGAGGCGAACTGTTTACTTGGCGTAAACATGTGCCTGGCGAAAGCTACTGCATAGGCGCAGACCCGGCTATGGGTTTACGGGACGGTGACTACAGCGTTGCTCAGGTCTTAGACTCAAAGAAACGACAAGTAGCCTGCTTTAGAGCACATGTTCATCCTGACTACTTTGCAGAGATACTGTTTGCACTAGGTACCTACTACAACGATGCTTTAGTCGCTGTGGAAAATAACTCCCACGGTATTCTGACATGTACCCGCCTCGGCAAAGACTTGGCATATCCAAACTTTTTCACAGAGGTTCAGGTAGACAAACTAACGGACCGAGAAACTATAAAACTAGGTTTTACAACCACATCGAAGACAAAGCCTTTGATCATTGACCAACTCCGCGCATCAATGCGTGAAAAGGAGATTGAGCTTAACGACAAGGTGACCGTGCGAGAAATGATGAGTTACATCGTCACTGAGTCAGGCGCAATGCAGGCTGAGGCAGGCTGCTTTGATGACTGTGTTATGAGCTTGGCAATCGCAAATCATGTTCACCAGGGTGCCTGGGAACCCGTGGAATCTAGCGACAACTACTATATTGAGATGGTATAAAAATGGCTAAAAAAGACTACAAGAAACTCGAGGACACGAACATCGTCACTCTTATCGATGATTGCATCGGTAGGTCCGTGGGGTATTCGGACAGCGAGCTAAGTACAGAGCGTAGTAAGGTCATCGACTACTACAACGGAACGCTACCGAAGCCGATTCACGATGGCAATAGTAAGTACGTTTCTCTCGATGTTTATGACGCTGTCGAATCACTCCGCGCTGCTTTGCTTGAAACCTTCTCTAGCGGTAACAAGACAGTAAAGTTTGCCGCACAAAATCAAGAAGATGTCCTGATGGCCCAAGTCTGCACAGAGTACACAGACTATGTTTGTCACAGACAGAATGACTTATACAATATTTTCAGCAGCGTGATATTCGATGGCCTAGTCGCCCGTGTGGGTGTGGCTAAAGTCTTTTGGCAGGAGTCTAAAGATTACGATTATGAAGACTTCGAGGAGCTCACCGAAGACGAGCTTGACATGCTACTGGCTCAAGATGGTATTGACCTAGTAGATGACGATGAAGACGATCTAGGGCTCCATACAGGTACTATTAGTATAGAGGTAGATACCAGCCAGGTTGTCATTGAGAACATTGCACCTGAAGAATTTCTTATTGAAGCTCAGGCCAAGAATTTAGACGATGTTAACTTCTGCGCCCACCGGACTAAAAAGACTATCAGTGAACTACGGTTGATGGGTTATGACGAGTCAGATATTGACAAAATAGGTGAGCATAACGATGTTGACCTAGAGACCGATCCAGAGGTTCTCTCGCGATTTGAGAACATAGGCAATGGTCGTGGGTTTGACTCCGGTGGATATCAGGACCAAGTCAGAACGGTAATGGTCTATGAAGCTTACATAATGCTTGATGTTGAGGCTACAGGTGAAGCTGAACTATACCGGGTTGTAAAGGCTGGTAATGTTCTACTGGAGAAATCCAAGGCTACTCGGAGACCGTTTGTAACATTCTGTCCCCTGCCCGTGCCACACACATTCTATGGTAACAACTACTCATCAAAAGTTATTGCGACACAGAATGCGCGTACAGTATTAACCCGGTCAATTCTCGACCACGCGATGATTACGAACAACCCTAGATACACCGTATTAAAGGGTGCCCTAACGAACCCGCGAGAACTCATCGATAACCGCGTAGGTGGCCTAGTCAATGTGACACGGCCTGATGCCATCTCACCGATGATGCAGGCACCTTTAAACCCCTTTATCTTCCAAACAATAGCAATGTTGGATGAGGACAAAGAGGATACGACTGGTGTCAGTAAGATTAGTCAGGGACTTAATAAAGATGCACTGAGCCAGCAAAACTCAGCAGCAATGGTTGAGCAGTTGGCCACTATGTCTCAGCAGCGTCAAAAGATAATTGCACGGAACTTTGCGTCACAGTTTGTCAAACCACTGTTTCAAGAAGTATATCTATTGTGTGTTGAGAATGAGACTCAGGACAAGATCGTTGAGCTTTCTGGAAAATATGTAAAGGTCAACCCTAGAGCCTGGAAAGAAAAGCGTGATGTCACTATTGAGATGCACCTAGGGTACGGTGAGCAGCAGAAAGAGGCTGAGAAGTATTTAAACCTCCATGCAATGCTATCTGCTGACCCTAATCTCTCTGTCATGTACCAGCAGGCCAACCAGTACGAACTGGCTAAGAAGATCATGACGATGACAGGCATCAAGGATGTGGACACATACCTCACAAATCCAGAGGAGCTACCAGAGCCACAGCCAGATCCAGCTGAAGAAATGCAGAAGCAAATGCTACAGCAGCAGATGGAACTACAAGAACGTCAGACTACAATTGGCGAGATGAAGCTTCAGATGGAAATGCAAATGGCTGAGATGAAGAATGAGATCGAGCGCATGAAACTCGAGAACCAACTAGCCATCGCAAGTGACCAGTTAGATCACAAAGAAGACCAGTTGGATCATAAGAAAGAAATGAACATAGCGGAATTGGTCCTGGCACAACAGGCCGAAGAAATTACTGCTATTGCTTCACCTAATGGCTAGATATAGTCAGAAACTACAGCCCACTTCGGTGGGCTTTTTTGTGCGTGTCTTAAGGAGACAATCTACAAATGAAGACAGAAGAGCAGTTAGTAAACGAAGGGACAGCAGCAGAGGTGTTACTGCAAAGTGAAGCCTTTGACTCAGTAGTTAATGACTTGGTCGAAACGACCTTCCAGTCATTCGCTACATCTGCGCCCGGGGAAAATGAGAACCGCGAAGGTGCCTATCAAAGCTACAAGGCCCTGGTCGATATTGTTAACACTTTAAAACAACGAGTCGCAGTACGCGATGATATTAATGAGAGAGCAAGCGAAAGCCGCTCAGAAGAGGAATAAGGATCATGTCAGACACTGATAACGTCCAAGCAGAACCCACTTCGGAATACCACGGTCTCGACTCTGTCGATGATGCAGTGGACGCAATTCTTGGAAATTGGGATGACCCTGATGAAGATCAGGTATCTGAACAGTCTCAAGAGGCAACAGATGATACCACCGAGGAGACAGGTGACGAATCTGAAATAGAAGAAAGCGAAGGTGAAGAAGACGATCAAGAAAGTGAGGACCCTGAAGAAGAAAACGAAGAGTCAGAAGACAGCGATGAAGACCAAGAAGAGCAGCTAGAGGAAATTGATCTAGATGAAGATACTTTGGTCGAAATTACTGTTGATGGCGAAGCGAAGCAGGCATCCATAAAAGACTTGAAAAGACTCTATGGCCAAGAGCAATCTTTAACTCGAAAGTCTCAAGAGACAGCAGCCCAGAAAAAACAGGCCGATGAGTCTCTGCAAAAATCAACAGCAACACTACAGGCGATGATCACTCGCGCTCAAGAACGCTATAAGCCCTATGCCGATGTCGATATGCTCCTTGCGAGCAGGCAGATGTCTGCGGAAGACTTTGGTGCCCTCCGTGCCGAGAGTAGAGCAGCTCAGGATGAGCTCAAGTTTCTAACTGAAGAGTCAGATCAATTAGTAGGTTATGCTAAAGAGCAACGGGCACAACAGCAGCAGATTGCTGCCAAGGAATGTGTCAAGGTTCTCCAGGCTGAACTACCAGACTGGTCCAACTCTATGTACAACGATATCCGTCAATATGCGATATCCCGAGGACTTGCAGAAGCCGAAGTTAATCAGTTTACAGACCCGACTGTAATCATGCTTTTGAATAAAGCTAGGTTATACGACCAAAGTAAATCTGTGGCGACTAAAAAGAAATCGACAGCAGCTAAGAAAATCTTGCGATCAAAGAAAGCCCCTCTCACTAAGTCTGATGTTAAACAACAGAAGGCAAAGGCGACTCAGGACAAACTGCGAAACAGCGCGTCCAGAGGTAGTGATCTTGATGATATTGCAGCGGCGATTATGTCTGGCTGGGAATAATCATTCTAATTTTTTACAGGTAATTTAACATGGCTACATTACAAACCTATACCGTAGTTGGTATGGCCGAAGACGTTTCTGCAACTATTGCAAACATCTCTCCAACTAGTACTCCCTTCCAAAGCAGCATCAAAACTGAGAAAGTCAACGCCCGAACCTTCGAGTGGATGGAAGACTCAATTCGCTCTGCAGGAGTAAATGCTTTAGTAGAAGGGGCTAATAGCTCAGACACTACAGTTGGCGAGCCTACTCTCCGCTCTAACGTCTCACAGATCATCGGTGAGTCATTCAAGATTGCAGCAACAGTTGACGCAATTAAGACTCATGGACGTGCGAAAGAGACAGCCTATGCACTTGCCAAGACCCTAAAAGCTATCAAGCTCGATGTAGAAAAAGCGATGGTAGGTGTGGACCAGGCAGCAGTAGCTGGCGGTGCTTCCACAGCCCGTAAGATGGCATCAGCTACTCAGATGATTTCTACTGCGTTAGATGCTGGTACCAATTCTACCGATGCTCTTACAGAAGCCAAGCTACTAGCTTTGCACCAGACCTGCTACGAGAACGGTAGTGATCCCTCTGTGCTAATGGTCAAGCCAGCAGATGCTTCAATCATCTCAGGTTTTACCACTGCTTCATCTCGTACTCGCGACTTTGGCCAGAGCAAGACCCTGACCTCAGCTATCGAAGTGCTCGTAACGCCATTTGGTACGATCCGAGTTTTGATTAACAGAAACCAGCTAGGTACCCACGCTCTGTTGGTCGATCCATCAATGTGGAAGCAGTGTCAGTTGCGTCCATTCACTCGCACGTTGTTAGCGAAGAATGGCGATGCTGATCACCATTTTGTTGTTGGTGAAACATCTTTGAAGCACTCATCATTTGCAAGTTGTGGAATGATTACTGGCCTGTCTTAAGGCTAGTTAAGTAGTTCTGGGGGTGCCGTTGTAGGAAGAAGGTTTTGCTCTCCTTACTTCTTTTTACTTCGGTATCCCCATTTTATTTTAAGGAGAACCCATGTCAGACCAAAAAACAGAAAGCCTAATTATTCACGATGTGCATAACAAGGTTTTGCGGGATAACGATGAGAATAATTTCACGATCCAGCACACCCAGCACATCGACCAATCGTTCCTGGATAACATTCGGGAAACGAGAGAAAACTCTTTAAGCCAAAAAGAAGCCGAGTACATGTCTGTTGCCTCCATCCCAGTGGCGATTCATGAACAGTGGCTGCGTGAAGGTTTTGACTTAATGACTGAGCCTGCACATGCAATTGTTGCCCGGTTGAAACAAGACAAACTTGATGCATTTCTAACGACCAAAAAACAGGTATAAAAAGATGAACTTAGGCGCGATACGAACACACTTTAAAGCACTGCTAAACCGCAGCGATATTACGGACGCGCTGGCCTCAACTTTCATAGACCAGTCAATCGCACGAATACAGAGAACACTACGAATACCGTCAATGGAAAAGACCCATGAGTATTCAATATCTTCAACAACTGGAGAGGTGTTACTGCCTAACGATTTTCTAGAGGGCATTGACATTAGTTATGCCAACCACACCCTCTCCCGGCTGCCTATGGGTGAGATGCTAGATAGAAAAAATACTGGTGAAACCGGGAACCCACATTTCTTTACTCGAGAAGGTGGTAAGTTTCTGATCACGCCGAGTCCTTCATCAGGACAACTCCAGCTAAATTACTATAGTCAATTTACTGCGATGTCCCTTGATAGCGATGAGAATAGCCTAGCAGCGGTTGGTAGTGACCTTTTGATCTACGGTGCCCTTACATACGCAGCTGACTATTACCTAGACGAAAGGGGCGGCCTTTTTGAGTCAAAGTATATGCAGTTCATGAATGAAATTCAGGACCAGGCTAATGAGGCTGAGGTTACTGGAAGTCTCCAGGCTATACGCCCTACTTATTTATACCACTAATCTGGAGTCATAATGTCTACTTCCTCCTTCTTCAGTACAACCGGGCCAAGTACTAGCCAAACAACAGCGATTGAGGGATCGGTAACCGAGGCTGCAGCCTCAGCTGCGGCAGCCGCTGCATCCGAAACTTCAGCAAGTACCTCAGCAGCCACAGCTAGTGGTGCAGTATCCGCAAATTTAGCAAGCGCCGTTGAGGCAGAAGCTTCGAGAGTTGCTGCTGTTGCCGCAAAGGTTTCTGCCGAATCCGCTAAGGGAAATGCAGAGACGGCACAAGCATCCGCTTTGGCTTCAAAGAACTCAGCAGCTACCTCTGCCGCTGCCTCCGAAACTTCAAACATAGGGAGTGCCGCAAGTGCCGCAACAGCGACAACAAAAGCCGCTGAGGCTTCGGCTTCAGAGACAAACTCAGCAGCGAGTGCAGCTACTTCATCGACAAAAGCAGCGGATTCAGAAACTGCAAGAGCGGCCAGCGTTGTTGCAAAAGACGCTTCCGTAGTAGCGAAGGATGCTTCGGTTGTTGCCAAGGATGCTTCGGTCGCTGCTAAAGATTTGGCAGTTGCGGCGAATGTGTCAGCTGAAAGTGCTGAGACAAATGCAGCCGCAAGCGAATCCGCTGCGGCAAACTCTGCGGCAGCTTCTTCAGCATCTGCAACAGCAAGTGAAGTATCAAAAGTCACAAGTGTTGCAAGTTCTGCAACAGCAACGACTAAAGCCGCTGATGCTTTAAGTTCAGAAACAAATGCAGCAACAAGTGCCGCTACAGCAACAACCAAGGCCAACGAAAGTGACGCTGCTAGAGCCGTTTCAGTCACGGCAAAAGACGCATCTGTCGTGGCCAAGGATGCTTCGGTTGCCGCGAAAGATTTGGCAGTGGCAGCCAGATTAGGAGCCGAAACCGCTGAGACAAACTCTGCAACCTCTGCCACTAATTCTGCCGCGAGTGCAACATCTTCGGCATCTCAGGTCGCATTGGCCACAGCACAAAAAGTCATTGCGACAACGAAGGCTTCTGAAGCCTCCACAAGTGCATCAGCTGCCTCGACCTCGGCCTCTGCGGCAGGCACTGCTAGAGACGCTGCCTTGGCGGCACTGGATTCGTTTGACGACAGATATCTGGGACAGAAGTCTGCTTCGCCAAATGTCGATAATGATGGCGATGCTTTAGCTAATGGCAGCCTATACTTTGACACGACCAGTGGTGTCATGAAAGTGTATGACGGCACCAATTGGTTAGCAGCTTATGCTTCGTTGTCTGGGACTTTGGTGTCTACGGCTAACTTAAGTGACCTGTCAAATGCTCCGGCTGCCAGGGGAAACTTGGGGTTAGGAACTGCGGCACTTTCGGCAGCTGCTGACTTCGCTACGGCTGCTCAAGCTGACCAGACGGTTGCTCTTACAGGTGCAGGTGCCACTAGTATTTCTGGGACTTATCCAAACTTTACAGTTACTAGTACAGACTCAAACACCACTTATACAATCCAAGATGGTGAGTTGTCGCAGAATAACTTTACTAATGCTGACCACACAAAGCTAGATGGGATAGCCTCTAGCGCAAACAACTACGTCTTACCGTTCACTGACAATGCGGCAAACTGGAACACAAGCTACACCTATTCACAGGTCGGGCATTTACCACTTGCTGGTGGCACACTGACAGGTGCGTTGGTTCTGAACAACACTGGCTCTTTGAAAGTTGCCGCAGGTACTACAGGTCAGCGCGAAGGTTCACCAGCAGCAGGTATGTTTAGATACAACACTACTGACGGTAAGTTTGAAGGTTACAGTACGGAGTGGGGAGAGATTGGCGGTGGTGGAGAAGCTGCTGATTTTAGTTTAAATGCTTTTACAGGCAACGGCTCAACAGTGGCTTATACACTGTCTACTTCTCCGACTGAAGACAATACTCTTGTATACATAGATGGTGTGTACCAAAATAAAACTTCGTATGCGATTGTCAACAATGTGCTGACGTTCTCTGCTGCTCCTCCTAACACTTCTGCTATTGAGATTACAGCGGCTACTACAGCCCCTGTTGCAGCAAGCACAGAGTTCAAGCTAAGTCAGTTCACAGGTAACGGCTCTACAACAGCCTTCACGTTATCTGCACAGTCGCCAGAAAATAACACCAACGTCTATATGGATGGTGTGTATCAGAGCAAGAGCAATTACTCCGTAAGTGGCACCACGCTTTCCTTCAGCACAGCACCTCCTAACGGTTCTGCGGTAGAGGTCATGGCAGCACACGCTGTTATTGTTTCTGTAAGCACCCCTGATGACGGAACGGTTACTACGGCAAAGATAGTAGATGCTAATGTTACTACCGCTAAGATAGCTGACGCAAATGTTACAACTGCCAAGCTACTAGATGCAAATGTAACCACAGCGAAGATAGCCAATGATGCAGTTACAGCAGACAAGATTGCCTCAGAAGCTATAGCAGTTGGCATAACCTCAGTCGTGACAGCTACGTCATTAACAGCAACAGTCAACACTCACGTCTACGTTAGCGCAGCAGGGCAGACCATAACGCTACCTGCAAGCCCAACAATAGGCCAGCGAGTTCTGGTAACGGTTGGTAACTTTGTCAACACAGTGGTAGGACGCAATAGCTCAAACATTATGAGCAGCGGCACTGACATGACACTCGACAGCGCATATCTTTCAATTCAATTTATATACACAGATGCTACGCAAGGGTGGGTAATGTCATGAGCAATTTTACAGATTTCATAGGTGGGTCGGGCGGTGGCTCTCTACCAGTAAATATAGTATTAACCACATCTCAGACATGGGTTCCACCTGCTGATGGCAACATTTGTATCCATGTTATTGGGGGCGGTGGTGGTGCTATATCACACCACGCTACACGGGTTGGTGGGGGTGCTGGTGGCTACTGCAAAAAGAATTCTTTAGCGGTTACTACATCTGGCTCTTTTACTGTGGTTGTTGGCGCTGGTGGGGCTGGAACCACGAATACTTCCTCAGCAAATAATGGCGGCAACTCCACCGTAGCAGGTACTGGTTTATCAAGTACGCTGACCGCCAATGGAGGTGATGGTTCTACTACTGCTGGCAACGGGGGTGCAGGGGGGACTTCCCAAAATGGTGACGTAAATAACACTGGGGGAGCAGGGAATAATTATGGTGGAGGGGCTGTTGGGTTTTACGGGACTGGGCAAGCTGCTGGTAATGGAGTTGGTACAATAATGTCGGGGCAAACAGATGCCTCTGCGGCTGGCCTAGAAAGTCTTGCAGGTTATGGCTATTTGTTTGGCGGCACTGCAAAACCCTTCGCCTATACTGCTAATTTTACTGAGTATTCAAATTCGGATATGACAACGCAAGATGGTGGTCTTTTCTGCGGAGGCGCTTCTATCAGAGTGAGAGGCAATAGCACTCAATACAATTATGTCAAAGGTGGAAATGGTGGTCTTGGAGGCGGTGCTGGAGGCGCACAAAATGATGGTGCTGCTTCGGTTGCTTTTGGCGGACATGGTGGTAACGGTGTTGTTGTTATTCAATACCTCCCCGCATAAAAGGATAATAAAATGAAATATATAATTAAAGATGCTGATGGTAATGTTACCAATCACATTAAAGCAGACGCTGAGTTTGTTGAAGCCAACTTTGAACACTATGAACTGTACGTTGAGCCTACAATAGAAGAACCAACAGCAGAAGAAGAAGCCCGCATGTGGCGCAACGAGGAACTGTCAGCCACAGACACAGCTTCACAGACTCCAGACTGGCCTAACCGTGACAACATCCTGCTGTACAGAACAGCCCTACGCAACTGGCCGTCTACCTCAGACTTCCCAGCAACTCGCCCAGTTATAGGAGAATAACAATGGCATTAACGAAAGTAACAACAGGCGTACTTGCAGATGATTCTGTGACCGCTGCTCTCATAGCTGACGATGCAGTAGGTGCTGCTGCTCTTGCAGATGGTGCGGTAGGTACGGCTGCTCTAGCATCTACTATTGCCGCTGGCATTCCTACAACTACAGTATCTGGAAACGCCAATGCAACAGCTAACACGCATCACTTTGTAAGTGCGTCAGGTGTAACGCTGACGTTACCTACGCCCACTGTTGGCATGAAGGTCTATGTAACCGTAGGTAACTTTGATACAACAGTCCTTGGACGTAACAGCAGCACTATCGTAGGCTCCGCAACAGACTTAACAATTAACGTAGCTAATATGTCTATAGGGCTTATTGGCACATCAACTTCATCATGGGTGTTTATCTAATGAGTAATTTAACTGACTTAATTTCATCAGGTGGTGGTGGCTCTGCGTCATTCCCCACAATCTTTTTAAGCAAGTCCCAGACATGGGTTC